TTGCAACATCTTGACAGCAGTTTCAAACTGTGTTCGATTGCCATTGCAAAAATGGAATTCCATGACCATGCCTGTGATACGATCGCGATAGTTGATCAGATCATTGATCAGCACATATTCACCGCCTTCGATGTCCATTTTGATAAAAACATTTTTTTCACCCTGGCGTGCCAAGCAAGTGGCCAGGCTGGTTTGACCCGGGCCAGGCCCTACGTTTTCTACAAAGTGCTGGACTTGGCCTTGGAAAAAACCTTCATATTCTGTTTGCAAATCTATATGGCCACGCACACCAACATTGTAGGCCACTTTTAATTGATCTTTGATCACGGTACCGTCATACATGTGTATGGGATCCTGAGGTTTTTTTGCATGCCAATCCTGGTCAAAACTCCAGTTATCTCCTAGCCCTAGGCTTATCAAGGCCTGAGATTGATTTATAAGATCCAGTGGCACAACATAGCCACCATCCATAAAATTGCCCAGGCGTGTAAGAACTGGTCCATCAACCGGGCACAACCATTGCAAATTGTTGGGTAATTTATTAACTATTATCATAAAAATATTTATAGAACAAAAGTTCCCAGGCTTGATTTGTTTGGTTGCGGGTGACGGAGTTGAACCGCCAACTGGAGCTTATGAGACTCCCGAGATACCATTTCTCTAACCCGCGATAGATAGCAAAGCACACTCGTTGGAATGCGCTTTGATATCGCCTGGGTTTTTGACTCTACAAGAAGAGATCCATCACCAGGGCCGCCCGTTTGTGTTTGTTTATAGTGTAACACAGGACCTCGTTTCCTGCAACCACTTTTGATACTGTCAGTCTTTGTTTTGATGGACAGTTTTCAATTTTTTTGTTGCTTCAATCTGTGCTATCATTGCCTCGACCTGTGCCTGAGCACGCTCAAACTTGCTTTCAATCAAGGCCACACGTTCTTCAGCTTCTAAAAAGAATTTGTTTTGTTTTTTATTTTCCATGTTTTCTCCTAATAAAAAACCCCGGAGTGCTTAGTTCCAGGGTTTCGAATATCGTATGGTGTTTCGTACTATTCAATGCCCTGAATCCCGTTCTTCGCAAATTGTCCATAGAACGACTAACCCATTGAAATTGGGTTGTGGTACAAGATAGGTCACTTTGCGATTCAACATAATAGTATTATACAGATGTATTTATTCCAGGTCAACCGAGTCGGGTCAACAAAAAAGCCCCCGAAGGAGCTTTTTTGTATCACTTTCGAAATTAATTAAAAGTTTTTGTCAAGCCAACTACCACTGCGTTCTTGTAGAGCTTTTGACCGCTCACAGTGTTTGCAGTTTCAAAAGTTCTTGTGGTGCCAGTATTGGTAAAATACTTCACGCTCAAGTCAAGTGATTTTGGTAAGCTGTACACAAAACCAGCATTGATGTCGTTGTAATCATAGGCTGAGTTGTTGGCCACATTGGTACGACCATAGTGTGCCACAACGGCCAGATTCTTGATCACAGGAACTGGTAACTTGGCATCTGCTTGCATATAGGTTGTGCCTTGTGCATTGGCTGTACCGAAGTAGCCATCGCCCAAGGTTCTGCTATACTTGGCAGAGATGATGTCTTTGTAACCCAATCCGATATAGCCTTCGTAGGTGTCAAAGTTGCTGCCAGTTCGTGCTGTTGTGGTTGCACGTGGATAGAAATAGTTGTAGCTACCAACGTCAATGCTGATACCTTTAAAAATTTCTTTCTTGTAACCAGCATACAAGTCGCTTTCTAAGCCTGCACCTGAGGTGTAGACTTGACTAGAAACCGAGCTGTTCCAGTTACCAACATAGAAGCCACTCTTGTGTGCATAGTCGATGCCGCCCTGAACTGCAGGAGCATTTTGGGTTTGGCTAACACCGCGGAAACGGTAGTCGCTGGTCAAACCTAAATTGCCGGTGAGTTGAGCTTGAGCCGAGGCAACAAAGCCAGCGGACAAGGCTAATGCGATTAATAATTTTTTCATGCTTGAGATTTTCCTTTTAAAAGAATGCTGAGCGTGATGCCCAACTCTTTATTTAGTGGTTTTTACTAATGCCCAACAAAAAAGCCTGGAAAACCAGGCTTTTTAGACTAGTTTGGGTAACAAGGCATAGTTGCCCCGGAGATCATGCCGCTAAGGCAAAGACCTCGTCATTAGATGCGTTTGCATTTAATAGAGTTGCTTCTACAACTAGGAATCCCTAGTCCTACGGCTTCTGCTTTGCCGATCCTCCGGTAGCCCTTTAGCGCCAATCGATTCTAATTATGGCCCATTAAAAAACACACTCTGGATACGTCTACCCAGCGATACCTGTAACAGGTCTCAATTTGCACCCTTGCGGCGTGTGAGTGTATTTTTTGGTGGACCATTCGGGAGTTGCACCCGAGTCTTGATCGCTATACTTCTACCTTCAACGAATTTCTCTTTTGCGGCACACTTGTTTACAGTTATTTATACTGGACGATACTTCGATACTGCCTTTTACTACTGATCCGACCCACCACCACGTTTAGAGAACGTGGAAACTATAGTATCAATAAGAACACAATGGCTACCACAACTACACCAATGGCAAAACTGTAATCTTGATTCATTCCGAATCCCTCCATGCTTTCAACTCGATCATGGCATACAACAACAGGGCCACTGCGATTATTGAACACATGATCAACATGATTAATTATAACCTTTTATGTTTTTGCCGTCAATCTGTGGATTGCCTTTTGCGTGAGCATCTTGTAATCGATTACGATCACGTTCGGGTGGTAGTGGGCCACAGCCCAATCTGGCCCACTCGTCTTCTGAGTAGTAATAACTGTCTACTGGCGTCTTTTTTTGTTGTTCCATGGTGTAGATATTTAGTTGGTGGGCCTTGAAAGAATTGAACTTTCACTCCATCGATTATGAGTCGATTGCTTTACCATTAAGCTAAAGGCCCTGAACTACAGTATAACATCAAGGCCGGTAGTTGTCAAGAAACTGTTGCAGATTTCCATATAGGTTTACCATCACTGCTTCCTTGCTACCAAAAAATACAATGCGTTTTGGAACACCTTTGGCGGCATGTATGTAGTAGGGCATCTGCATCTTTCTATCCAGGTCCAGTATGGTTTCATGATTGAACAGCATGGGATTGTCAATGGGATAACTGTAGTGTTCCAGTTCGAGTTTTTTCACAAAGGTATCAAATCCTGTGCTGGTCAATCTCATGCCACCATTTTTTCTCAAATTGAACCACCAGATGTTCATGGCCGATTCTACGCTGATGCTTTGCTCATCGGGCAACAGCTGGATCAGTTCTAGTGTGAGTTTTTGTTTGTCACGCACATCAAGGATAGATCTGGTCGCCGGACTTTAACAGCACCACGGTGAATTTGTCGGTGCGGAATTGTGTGTTGAGTTTGCGAGCCAGATTCTTGGCATGGCCGGGATTGCTGAATGAAACTTTTTTGTATTTGGGTCCGGGATATTGCACCAGGAGGTTGCTGGTTTTGAGGTTGATGGGCTCGCCATTGTAGAACACTGCCCAGATGCCCTCACTGGCCAGCACCTGTTCAGTTTTGTAAGTTGATTTGTTGGCTAGTTCAACTAGCACTTGTGGCTTGGGACGACTCATACATTTATTTATGCAAAAATATATGTATATTTAGAATGTACCACCGTCCATTTGCACAGTGACTACTTCGGGTTCTTGCGCCTGGGCCGCCGCATTTTCACGCAAAGTCTGCAGATCTATCAGCATGCGGGTGATATCTGCATGCATGTCTTTGGCATCTTGTATGCTCATGGTAAACTCTTTGGCACCGCGGGCTTCGAAGCCACGCACTCGATCAACAAACTTTTGTAGGTGTATGCTCATCGGCAATCTCCTTGGTTAAAAATGGTCCATGATACGGATAGCGTTGCAACACTATGAGTTTGGGATCTTGCACAGTTTCCCAATGGCGTCCTTGTTTCACAGCATACCACCCTGCGGCGTACCAACTCTTGCTCTTGGTAGTCTTGGTAAACAAAGGCAATTTGCTGGGCACATTCCAGATTCCGTTGTGGGCCCGACCAGCAGTGGGATATCCATGCACTTCATGACCAATGCGAGGCTTGGCGATTTTGGGTATGTGTTCAAATTTGATGTTGACTCGTTGTTGCAACATCCTGATGGTTTTGAACTGTGCCACCTGATTGTTGATACGCACCTGGTAGCCATCCCGGCAAGCCTCCACATTTCCAATCTTGCGATTGTCCTCTTGCAGGATCCAAAACTGTTTGTCAATCACTGTCTTAGCTACTATGGTCATTGAGTACTCCTTGATATGTTTGATTCATCCATCGCCCAAAACTTTCAGCGTTTTCACTGCACTTGTTGAGTTCATACTTGCCGCAGAACTGCATGAACCTTACTCCTACCTGTCCCACATCCTTGTGGCTGATCTGTTCTGTGATAGCAGCATCTACTGTGGTCTTGACGTCCGCTGGCTGTGCAGTGAGATCGATCAAGGTCCTATTGCGTTCATAGTCATCTAGGACACGATGCTCAACACCGTCTGGGTCGCTCCATCTTTGCAACATAAGGTTGTTCCAACTGTAACCTTTTTTATCCTTGTCAAGAAACGCTTCTTGTAAGCCGACTTTGTTTTTGGTACCTTTCGTCCTGACGCCAGGGAATGCCGAGAACACATTATCACTTGAATCACCGCGCATACACTTCTCGAAGAGAAGCCACTGCGGATCAGGAATAGTCTTAGGCTCTTTTGTTTTCTTGTCAATAACTGGTTTACCTTTGGCATCAAATATTCCTTCTATGGTGTGTAACTCATCTGTAATACCATTGTACTGTTTAACATTTTTTGCAAGCAACTGCACAAAGTCTGTGTCGCTTGAAATTACTACATGTTCGTCTTGGGGATGTAATGCGATCCAGCGAGCTATGATGTCGTCGCCTTCTGCGGTAGGGCAACGGATCACGCTACAGTTGGTCCTATCGCTCAAGTATTTAGTCAGGGCATCATAGGTTTCCCAGAACATTTTATCTTCTTCTTGCTCGGCCTCGGTCAATGTTGCACGGGCTACGGCACGGTTGTTTTTGTAGGGTTTGTAAAGGTCTTTGCGCCAACTGCGTCCTTCCAAGGCAAACACAACATGATCAGCTTCAAATCTACGGGCCATTTTGTTGGCAGCCATCAAGGTCACATGCAGGGCAAAGCCCACTTTCTCCCAGGTATCAGCCGCACGGAATGCGCCATGTCTGGCACGGAAAAACAAATTTGCTGTGTCAATCAGCACATACTTCATATTGGGCCTTAAAAGAATTGGTGATCAATACAGTATTGTAACATAAATTGGGCAAAAAAGCTATGGGCATCCTTGCCAAAATGCCAGCTGTTGTGCCGGGGTTCATGTCCATTTTGGCGTAAAAGGCTATCAAAGGTCTGGCTGGGATCATAGGGTGCTAGATAGTTCATGTGCCAGTTTTGTTTTTGTGCAATGCGAGAAAAATCATTGTTGCCATTGAAAAACACATGCGGAATATTGCTGGCCCGCAACTCCAGGTGGAACTGCCAAATATCCTCGTGTGCTTGTTTGGTACACAAAGGCCAGTCCACAGTGCTGACGAATTCTTTGTAGATGTGCTGATGGCTTTCTGGCACTTGATCTTGTCCTGAAGCATTGATCTGGTAATAGACGCCATCCAACAACCACTCCTGTCGTTCCCAGGTACTCCACTGTATGATCAACAAATCAGGAGTGTTTTTTTCCAACCAGGCCCGGGTAGTTCTCAATATGCGGGTGTTTGAACTGGCACTTTCTGCATCACAGTGCAATCGGGCTCCCATGAGTATGCCCAATTGTCGAGCCCAGCTCACTGCAAAATTTGCAGGGTGTGGTTGTCTCCCAAGCTCGAATAGATCTGGATCGTCCTCGGCAAATGCATGCGGTACCACAGCTTCAGCTGCTGCAGTGTGACTGTCACCGTTGATGTATAGGTTCATGGTGTTTGGATTCTACCAGCCCAGTGATTTAGTACTGAGCGCCAGATCTGGTTCTGGTGGACCGTTCTTCAACAGGCGTTCACTTTCGGCCTGTGCTACACGTTTGCGAAGACTCGATGAGCTAAAACTGTGATCTCTACCATTGAATACCAATTCAATTCCACGCCGGTGGCATTCTTGTTCGCCCGAAAAGTTTTTGTCTTGGTATTCTACACCCAGGATACGCACATCCACCGGCAGGATCAACAGCAAGTCTACCAAGTCTTGTTCGGTTTGATATACCACCACTTCGTCCACATAGCGGCAGGCAGCCAACTGTATCTGTCGTTCCACTATGCTCTGCACAGGATGATTCTTGGTGTCAGGTCTATCTATGGTTGGGTCAGTTTGCAAGCCACAGATCAAATAGTCGCAATGATTCTTAGCCTCACTTAGCATGGCTATGTGACCGGCATGCAACATGTCAAATGTTGAAAATGTGATGCCGATCTTTTTTCCGTCGGCATGCAGTTGTTTGATGTGATTGAATATCATGATACTTCTGATCTCCCATCGCCTATATTTCTGGTCTTGATTACGCGATCACGTTCAGGATTCATGGCTTCGTATTGTTCGTAGGTCTCCATGACCACGTTGCGACAAACAGTGGTAAACCAACGATCCACGATATCGGCATCGGTGTCTTTGGCATTCATCTGATATCCAGCACGCACCAAATTGGCCACAAACTTTTCGTTCCAATCCAGTTCAAAACTGCCCGATTGCAGATTTTCTGGATCAATTTCCATGCTGAGTATGGTCACATAAGGCTCGCCACGTTCGGTGGCCAGTTCTTTTTCTGATTTCTTTTTAGGCCGTGGTGTTTCGGGTTTGATCTCCACAGGCTTTTTCTTTTTAAAAAATTTATCTAGTATTCCCATTTGTTACTCCTTTAATTGCCATACGATGTGCTCTTCTCGATCGTGCCAGCGGGTTTCAAACACTGGTTCTCCAGGCCCTGTGTACATGGCCCTTCCGCGATAGGCCTGGGTACCTGGCCACAACATGCGTCTAGAGATCTCACAGCGTTGTGGCCATTTCACACGACACAACCGCCATTCTGCACGTATGTAAAACAGTGCATCTTGATCTGAAGTGACATGAACGTATTCTGGAATAGGACTCATTGTTTTCTAGTATTTCCATAGTGTATGACAGTGACACCCGGCATGTCAATCGGAAGTCGACGCCATGGATCCACGATCACGCTGCCAGGCCGGATATCATAATAAAAATGATCCTGGTGATCACCAGTCACATTGCTGTATGTAACTGCACGATTGTGGGCCATCAAGACCACAGCTGGCCGACCAAAATCGTGCAATACGTCTACAGTGTCGTCAGCCAGAGGATCAATGTAGTAACAACGATGCCCTGTTTCGGCGACATAAAAGCCCACCAAGGTGCTGTAACTGCCAATGCAGTAGGCCACATCGGGCTTATAGGCCTTGCCGTGTATGACTATGGGTAAGTTGTGTTTTTGTGCTTTTACGACCAAAAAGTTTGCTAAGTTTTGGGCTTGGCGTTCTCGTGCCTGCATGATGGTATCAAACAAGTCATAGCCAATGTCATATTCTTCGGCCAACCAACGCAGGGCTATGTTATCACGAGGATGACATGCTCCAGCATCGCCCATGCCTGCGGTCATGTATTTGGGCCCCATGATGCGTTGTGTGCTGGCTGACAAAGCTGAAGTCACACAGTCCACATCAATATTGCCAATGTGTTGGGCAAAATCCTGTATCATATTAACCAAGCTGAGTTTGGCGCTGATAAATGTGTTGTAAAAAATTTTGATGCACTCACACTCTTCCCAAGTGCCGATTATGATCCTGGGATGGTTCTGCATCATGGGCTGATACACAGCCGCTAGTTCTGCGGCCACACCATCGTCTCTACCATCCTCGGTACCGATCATGATCATCTCAGGATTGACCATGTCCCACTTTACACTGCCCATGGCTATGAGATATGGATTGTACACAAAGCTGTGTTGTTCGTTTAACAAGCCAGCCAACTGCTGTCTGCAGGTGCCAGGCAACACTGTGCTGATAAGCACCACATGTTTGGCCGTGGTTGCATAATGATTGATCTTGACCAAGGCCTGTTGTACTGCATCATACAAAAAGTTCTTGGCTGGCAAGTGGCTAGTGGGCAAACTGCCATCATACTCGGCCGCATGCGGAGTCGGCACTGCAATAAAAATCCAATCACTCAGCTGTATGACTTCCTGTATGTCACAAATTTCTACACTACCACTGGTCCTGGGTTCTATGTCATAGCCACGTACCCGGTAATGTTCGGCAAACACCTCGGCACAGTCCAGTCCCAGTTTGCCTAGACCAATAAATCCAATATTCACTTGAGGCCCCACTTGATTTTGAGCCAGATGCGTTCGTGTATGTAATAGTCAATACTGAGCAAGATATGTAACACTGTGGCAAATCCTGTGGCTGCCGTGATGTTGCCAGTAAACAACCAGGTGTAAAAAATTGTAAATGACCATGCAGTTATCCTGTAGCTGATCATTCTGGCTAGAGTTCTTTGTTGTGTTTCTATCATTTTCCCCAACCGTTGCCCCAAAGATCCACATGCAATCTTGGACTGTAGTTCCAGCCCTGCACACAGCAGATGTCTGCTATGCGTAGTTTGTTTCGATCATAGGGCTCAACAACACCGCCTTGGGGCATCAAATAGATTGGCCCTGCAAATCCTGCTCTACGATATTCATCTGTGGCACGTATGGCATCCTCAATGTGATCATCTGTTTCCACCACAAACTTCAAGTAAGTGTGTCCGATGTCGGCATAATCCATAACAATATCAGGACGTATAGCATCTTCCCACTTCTCACCCGACGCCGATAACTTGGCACTGACACTGAATGTAAGTGCTCCTGGACCACGTTTACCAAACTTACCAAACTTGGAATTCAAGGTCCAGTTCAACAAAAAGTGCCGGAAGTCTTTGTGCAGTTCTTGGGTGCCGTTGGTTTCAAATGTGATGTTCTTTAAATCTGCCATGCGTGGGTGACTCAACAGTTCACTGTAGGCACGTTGCCAGCCCAACAAAGGTTCTCCACCGGTGATCACAAGATGCACATCGTTGCCATTGTTCTGTGTCCACATGTTGTTGGGAGTCAAACTCAACATGCGTTCTACCAACTCTTCTGTGGTCTGTGTGGGACTCAAGTGTTTGTAAGCTGGGTGCCACGAGGCATAACTATCGCATCCAGTTTCCACCAAGGGCAGATCATTGAATGTGGGATACATATGGACCACTTCGGCCACGTCGTCGGCACCTGTGCTCTTTTCTCCGGGCTTACACCCAAATCCTGCACAGGTAAAGTTACAACCATAGGTTCTCAAGAACACACTGGGAACACCCACAAAGCGACCTTCGCCTTGTAGGCTGTAAAATACTTCACTTACTTTTATTTTTGCCACCATTCCTCCCAAGGAAATACGATCCATGATGGATCGGATGATTTGTTAATTGTGACTGCTGAATACGTCACATCCAGTTTTGATTTACTGCTTTCGTTGTCATACAAGCAGGCCACACGCACATTGTGACCCCAGACTTCTTTCCAGCGTCGGTCTTTAGGAAAACAACCACTCATCCAGTCTTCGCGAATCCAGTTCAGTGTTGCTCCAGAATCATTGATATCATCCACAATAAGAATACGTTTTCTACCGTCATCAGATGTCATTGGATCAAAATCTCTGTGACCAAAAGCATCTTCGGCCATCCACAAGTTGCTTTCCTGCTCTGCACCATCACGTAGGCTTACTTTGAGACATTCCATTCTGCAACCAAGATATTGGCTGATTAGGTTGGCTGGAACCAATCCGCCGCGGGTGAGTCCTACCACATAGTCAGGACGCCATGCATCCACGTGAATTTGTCGTAGGATTTCTTGTGTTTGGCATTCTACGTCTTGCCAAGTATGATAGATTTTTTTCATACTTTATTATACAACAATTATTTCATATTGTCAACAATCTCTTTGACACCTTGTTCAAAAGTCCTAGGACAATAATCTGTCAATACACTTTGCAGTTTGCTGATATCTGGCCTGCGATTGGGTGTACTACCGGCCTTGCCGGGCGTGGTCGTCCAGTTTGGATTGGTGTGGCCCATGGCCCCGGCAATGGTCTGCGCAGCTTCCATAATGGTAATTTCTCTGTCGTTGCCGATGTTGATCAGTTCATTTTCCACGGCACGGCTCATGTGTATGGTGGCACGCACAGCATCTTCTACATGGCAGAAACTGCGAGTTTCATCTGGGCCTATAACTTCAAATACACCAGATTTGATTTTGGCAATTTGATCAGCCAAGAAGTGTCCGGACTTGGAATTGTCGCCATACACATTGAAGTAACGGCACATCACGTAGGGTATGGCACTGTTGGCCAAGAAGTTCTCACTGCAGATTTTTGGTAGTCTATAACTCCAACGAGCATTGTGTATGTTTTTGATTGTGATGTCTGTGTTTTCTTTGACTGGTGTTTCAGGATCATCTGACACTACTTCACTGCTGCTTGCATAAACAAATTTCTTCAATGTTGTTCTGCACAGCATGGCAAATTCAAACATGTTGAAATCAGTACACATGTTGGTCCACATGACTTGGTTGGGACGCTCGTAAAAATTCTTGGTACCATTGATGGCTGCATAGTGATAGATGTAATCAAAGTCCAGGGGCAACTGTTCAAAGTTTGCTCCGTTGGTTAGATCTAATTCTAAGAATCGATCGCAAGGAGGAATGGTAGTGCTACGGCTGTGATTGTCCACAGCCCAGACTTCATTGGCAACATCTTGTTTGAGTTGGCGGCAGATTTCTGTGCCCAACAAGCCGCTGGCACCAGTCACTAATATTTTCATTTGTTGAATTTCTCGTTGTCGTTGATCACACTTTGAATTAAACTGGCATCAATGTCCAGTCGCTTGATTAAATTGTTCCAGGCACTGGTATCCTTGGGCAAGCAGTGTCCGCCATAGCCACGTGTGTTTTTATTGGCCATCAAGTAGGCCTTGTTGATGCAATCGCGTTTGGTTATGGCATTGTACACGTTCATGTAGTTGGCACCCAACTTGTTGCACACTTCATAGGTGATGTTGGCAAATGTGACCTGCATGGCGTGATGCACATTGTTGAAATACTTGACCACTTCGGATTCGGTGGGCGTCACACAGGATACATGCTTGGGATAAGGACCATGTATTTTTTTGATCGTTTCATAGTCGGCTTCACGTGTGCTACCAATGATCAACAAGTCATGATTGTGTATGAAGTCAGCCAAGGCTGTCTTGGCACGTAGAAATTCTGGCACATTGCAGATACGCAGTTTGGGAAACTCGGCACTGAGACGATCGGTGGTGCCAGGAATCACTGTGCTCTTGATAGCTACGAGTCCGGCATAGTCGGCCCGATCAAGCTCACCGATGACTTGTTCTACGATGCTGACATCGCAATCTCCATTGGGCAATTGATTGGTAGGCACACTGACAAATACCACGTCGGTGTTCAACACATCGGCCAATTCACTTTCTGGATAGGCCAGATCAAAAAAGCTCATGTTGTGACCTAGGTATTCTAGACCTTCATACACAGCCGAGCCCACGGTACCACGTCCTATGATACCAATTCTCATTTGTAATCTCCTGCAATGATTGATTCCACTCGATATGTGTCGCTTTCGTAGTCTTCGCCACCTCTGGGTCCTTCAGCAAAGGCAATGAATGTACAACCATGTTCACCGGCACGCATGGCATGTATTTCGTTGGGTTCACTGATGATCATGTCGCCGTGTATGGCTGTGAATACCTGTACTGGTTCATCCGAATCAACAGGACGGCTGTAGTAGTTCAAACTGCCATTTAGCACCAAGGTATATTGTGTGGTCAATTTGTGATAGTGATTGCCACGTATGGCTTTGGGTGAGTTGGTTATGATGCAACCATGATTGATGGTGCGGGAATAAAACATGTCAGTGATAGTACCACGTTCATCGGTGAACTGGCCCAGGCCTTTTTCGGCATTGTGATTGATATTGTAGTGTTTCATAAGGAAAGAAATCTTGTGCGAGGATTGATATTTAGTATGACTTCACGCAGGGCTGAACTAATGTTCCAACTCAGTATGAGTGCATAAGGATTTTCGTAACGAGCAAATTCTTCATCACTGACAATGGGTATTCGAGTCAGTGGAGTGTACTTGCCTTGCTTGTGACTGCTGGCATCTGTGATACAACGGATCACTGTGGCATCAAGTCCATGCCAACGCAACCAAGTATTGGCCTTGGCTGCTGCACCCACACCAATTACCACAGCATTGGGTTCTTGTTCCAGCAGTTGATAAAAGTCACCCAACCATTTGGCCCGTTGTCGTTGGAAGATGCCCTGTAGTGTCTGATAAAATTCTGGATTGAACAAGCCCATCTGTGTTTCTCGTTGTATGGCTTCTTGTATCTGTGTGGGCATGTCAGCGCCTGTGTCCAAGCGAGCAAATACTCGCAAACTGCCGCCATGATAATTGACCACATCAAAATCTGTGATCTCAAGTCCGGCTTGTTTCAAAATATTCCAAGCACTTTTTATAGTAAAATAAGAAGGATGCTCGTGATAGACCATGTCAGTGAATCTACCGCTCTCGACCATGTTCAACCAATAAGGCACTTCAAACACAAATACCCCAGTGGCACTCAGGACCCCGGCCACGGCCCGAGCAAATGCCACAGGATCATTGGCATGATTGAATACATTGTTGGCCATGATCACATCTGCCAGGCCTATGCGTCGGGCTATGTCCTTGGCCACGGGTTCACAAAACAAGGCCGGCATGACTTCTACTCCACGCTGTTTGGCAATACGACACATGTCCATGCTGGGGTCAATGCCAATGGCCCGTGTACCGTCTGCACGGAATTGATCAATCAAGTAACCATCGTTGCTACCAACCTCAATGGCCAGCTTGATTGGGCCCACGCGAGCCTGCACAGTGTTGGCATACTCGTCCCAATGGTTTCTAGCTGTTTGACTGTTGCTGGAAGTATAACTGTAATTGTAAAGGCTGTAACGATCTTGTGCATCACTGAGGTAGCCCAGTTGCAACATACCACTGTAGGAATTCAACCAGACCTGCAACGGAAACACCGGTTCACTGAGATGCAGTTGATCCGGTGCTACAAACGTGTCAGCATAGGCATGCTGGCCAAAATCCAAGACCTTGACCACTGGCTCACCCGTGATCAAACAAGTTGTTATGGGTTGACTTTCAGTTATTTTCATCTTTTCACCATGCGAGTTTTACCTGTGTTATCTTGTACTATTTCAAATTGACCAGTTTGTTTATTGGGATCATTTTCTCTCATGCGTTGCCAAGGGTCTTGTGTACCGGCCACAATGTTGTTGTAGTAGGTAAGATCCAGATCCGTTGACTTCATATAGGTCACTAACTTGTTGAGATCTGTTTGTCGTCCTTGTGTAAAAGTAGGATAATGAAAGTCTCGAGGATCGCTAGGATTACCTTCAAAATACCGTTTGAGTTTGGCAGTTTCATCAACGCTACGTCCGGTGAGATCTGGTCGGTCATGAGTGACATAAACATCAATGATCTTCATGATATCTAAAAAATAAGCCAGTTGACTGACTTCGGCGTCGATCAATTGGTGCCGACTGAGATATCCTGTGACTTCACGCCATTCGGCTGGCATGATAGGAAATATGCTGTAAGGATGTTCGTTGTGAGTATGTACCTTTAACAGTTTGAATTCGCCTGTGCATTTTCTAATGTGTTGATCCCAATGTTGGGTTTCCATGATAGCATCATCACTCCAACACATCAACCAATCTGCATCAGCATGTCCAGCCAGAGTATCAAAGTAACGATTGAGCCCAGCATAACCCAGGGGTTCAAACTCAAGGGCCATGTAATTGGCATTGACTTCATCCAGTCTGGGTTGGATCACTGTGGTAAAATGTTTTTGACCTATCGAATCATTGTTGTCAATGCCAAACAGGAACTGTATACTGTCAAGGTCTTTGGCCAGATCCAATAAGCCAAATGCACTGGCGCTGAGACCATCAGTGCGTTTGTGCGTGGGCAATAATACTGCTATGTTGTATTCACGTTTAGACATTGGGCACCATGGTAATTTGAGTTAGTTTATCAATGATTGC